ACCTTGAGTTTGTTAGATAACATCGCGCTACCTAACTCAGCGACTAGCTCTTCGAATGCATAATCTTTGTCGCCAAACTTGCCCATTGATTTAAAGCGGTCATGGCGTGAGCTGTGGCCTGTCCAATGGATTAATTCGTGTAGAGCCGTCCCATAAAATCCAGATGCATTTTTGAACTGGTGACGTTCTGGCAAAACTACAATATCTTGAGCTGGTGAATAGAATGCTTGATTTTGTGGTTTATACTCAATCTTGGCTGGTAACTTAGCGATAAAATTATCGGCTGTTTTGATGTCATTCCATTCTTGTACACCATCTAATTCAGTGTCAGTTTCTTCAAGCCAAGAACCGTCCCAGCCAGTAACTTGATCAGCGTTAAAGACTACATAAGTTTTAGGGAATGGTATCATCTTATCTTCACCTGTAACTTTATCTTTAATTTTTAAAGTGGTGTAGAATAGAACGTGAGTTCCTTTAGAACCTTTGTTGACTGTTGCGCCAAGTGATTTCCACTGTTTAAAAGTAGCAAATACTGGTGACTTATAGCCAGACATTGCCGTGATAAATCCAAGGTTTAAAAAGTTGATGCCAGTATATTCTCGTTTCTTAGCACTTACTGGATTGCCTACAGCCCTTGCACTATCTCTCCAAGGTTTTGACCAGTCTGTCCCGTGCTGTTCCATTAGTGCAATTACTTTGTTTGTGATTTCTTGCATTGTGTCGATTGCTTTTGTCATTTTATATTTTCCTTTGGTTAATAGTAGTTAATGGTTAGATTAGATTAAAAGTTGTCTGCATTAATTAAGATGATTGCGGCTGATACGATTGCCATAACAAAACCTGCGACACCTAAAGCACCTGCGGCAATGCATAATACTGTAGTAGCACCAAACATAATTAATAAGATAATTGTGAAGATTGTTTTTGTCATTTCGTTTAGCATTGTGATATTTCCTTATATTTAATTAACATTAATTAGTAATTAACCGTTATTGATTAGATTGTAAACAGTTATTTTGCACCAAATGTAAATTAATTTGAAAACAATAGAGACATCACGGTAAAAAAGCCCTCTAAAAGGGCTGTAATATCTTATGGTGTCTTTAGTTATATAAGTGTCTAGTGGTTGCCTGTTGGCCTTTGTTGTTGGTTGTGTGTGGTTTCTGTGGGTTTCTGTTGGTTGTCTGTAGGATTTCAAAACAGTAGAGAAAGCAAAAACAGACAAAGCTTTTCAGTTCTTGGCGTTGATATCGAAAACCAATAGAAAAGAGTTGGTAACAATCTAATTAACTGTTGCCATCCCCCACCATAGTTGGATGAATTAGAGGTATGGTGTAAATAATGGTGCAAACCATCGCGCACCTGCAGTAATTAGAGTGTCAAACGGGCAGGGGGATTTTTAGCATCGGTGATATACGTATACCACTTCAGATTTTTCTACCGAAATTATTTAGGATACCCAGAGTAAACCTTATGCCTGATCTCGTATCTTGTGATACCCATGTCGGATAGCTCTCGATCTGTACACTGATTTAGTTCTCTTATAGCTTTCATAGCATTCCTATGGAACTTGTTACGGGAATACAGTTTTACCATCATATCTATTATCATATTCTTCATAGTCTTTATACTTTTATAAGAGGATTACCTACGACGACTAACCCGTAGTAACCTATTATCTCTGGTCTTTAGATATCCTATAGATACCTATAGATATCCTATAGTATCCTATAGGGGTATACAGGGGGGTTAGCTCTATAGTGCAACTTAATCACCTAGAGCAAACCCGAAGTGTTACCACTTCATACCTTTACCTGTACCGTCTGCTATGTGTCCTGTAATTACTGCCAGACCCATTGAGGCTGACTGTAGAACCTTATCGACTTCATTACGTAATACTTCTTCTCTTCTAGCACCTATGCGTTGTTCTGCATCTTGTGCCATAGCATCCACCCAGTATTGTACAGCCATTGCTAAACTATCTAAGCGGTCATCGTTAGATAACGCTCCACGTTCTGCAGTTAACCGTGTCATCTGATACATAAGCTGGTATCTTAGAGATGACTCTGGTGGGAGATGTTGTGTACTCTCGTAATCCTGTTTGATAAGCTTTTTGTCTACCACTAGCTTGTGTTGGTTCATCACGGGTTCGAGAACGTCTATAATACGTTTCTCTTTCTGTGTATTATGTCTAACTTCAGACAATGTAACAGGATGTATCTTAGTTAAGATGGGTGTCATCAACTGATTAAACATACCATCACCAAAGTTACTCTCAACGATTATCTCGTTAACATTCTCTTCTTTAGCAATCATTGCAAGTTTCTGTAGGGCTTCTTCAGAATACCCACCGTCTACTCCACCACATCTGCGGACATATAAGAAACCATTAAGCATCTTAACCACAGCATAACCTGTTTCATCCTTACCTCTACCAGAAGGGTCAATAGACATAACTGAACCGCTGTATTCTTCGAATTGTTCTGATATGTGCATAGGCTTGTGATAGTAGTCTCCATTGAAAGCTACATTAGGTAATTCTTGTACGACATACTGCTCACCAGAAGCCCATACAACCTTGTCTGGAGCTTCGCTGGTGGGTATGTCCATGACAACCAAGTCAGAGACCTTGAGGGGGTATCTTTCAGCGTCTGAGAGTCTTGTATCTAGCATGAACTGTAGAGCAAATCCTGACCGTCCATAGGATGCCTCTCGTTCTGCTAAATCATAGTCAGTGAAACGCTGGGGGTCTGTAGATTTTCCTAGTAGTTCTGCATCATCTGCAATCTCTTTTTTAATCTTAGGAGCTAGTTTGTTACCTAGAGAAACCAACTGGTCTTCATTAGGATATCTAGCAGGCCATATTCTTACACTATAACCACGATCAGGTAGTTTGTTATATAAGCTTTCTTGGTTCTGTGGTGTACCAAGATATATGATACGTCCATTAGGTTTTAAGATAGCGTCAAATTCTTTCACAGCTTCAGAGAGTTTATCTCTCATGCCCTGTGTGGCTGAGTTGTTTGGTACTTCGATGTCATCGGCAATCAATACGTCTGCGCGTGACCCTGCAAGCTGTCCTGTAACACCAACAGATTTTACTGATGGTGCGTGTGAAGCCGCCGCTGGTGCAACATCAAAGCTAATCTTAGACTGTCTTTGATCTGTCCTTGGTATAAGATGCTGTAATACTGGCATCTCGTTTATTAATCTAAGAGTAAATGTTGTGAAATCATCAGCACGATTTTTAGATGCTGATACAACTAAGATATTAAGTTGAGGGTTCATATACAACAACCACACAACGTAGGCTGAAGTAATCCATGATTTCCCTACGCCCCTAAAGGCTTCTACAATGATACGCTTATCACCATTTTGTATGTGTTTAGCTATGTCATATTGTACTGGGGTAGGGTCGGGAAGGTTGAGGTGTTGCCAACAGACAAACAAGAATTTCCTAAAGTCACTTAAAGGGTCTTGTTTTACAGGAACACCCAACGAGGTTGTGGATGTAAACATATATTAATTAGGTCGCATTTCTGATAAATCTGCATCTTCATCGTTAAAGTCTGGTAGTGTCTTAACTAGGTCTGCTAGTGGGCTACCGTCCGCTGGAAGTGCATCTATATGGTTATCTTTTAGGAACTGACGGGCAACGTTAAGGTCTGCTGATTTTGCATCAGGGTCTTGTATACGTGCTAGTAAGTTCTCCGCTAAAGTTTTGTGTAGTAGTTCTAAGAGTTGTTTCTCAGTCACTTGGACACTCCTTTATATTTCTCAAAGCTTCTCATGCCACCAAGTCCTAGTAAGGCCATGACAAGGCTCATAAGTTGTTCGCTTTGTAGATTTGGTAATTCTGCAGGTAATTCTGCATATGCATTTATTAGGCTTGCGAATGGTAAGATTAAAAATTCATAAGCTAGGCCACAGGCCGCTATCCAGCCGATAGCTGGTCGCCAACCAGCGACAAACACTGAACGATGTTTTGCACCCTCAATATTTGCCGCCGCTTGGAGAATGTGAGGCTGTTGCATCAAAGTCATTAACTTTAACTTAGCGGCCTCACGCTCTTCATCACTTGTAAATAATTCATCTAAACCAGAAGCAAGACCTTCGACGATACCGCCGAGAGGGTCTAGTTTCATGTTAGTTATTCCTATTTGCGTAACGCCATCTGTTCGACAGATTTGCGAATTGCTTTAATGTTCTCATCAATACGCGCCATGCTTACTGCTTGACTCTGTACCATCGCTTCAACTTTAGTTACACGTTCTGCGAATGAATTAAGGTTCTCAGAATTGCGGTCTATATCAGACATCATCATTGATACTGTCCATACGATTGCCGCGGCTTGTGTGACTAGGCCAAATAATAATGTAGCTGGTACAGATTTTGACAGATGCCACGTTGTGTTTTCTTGGGTCATATGTACCTCTTACTTATGTTACATTGGTTTAGTAGGCCAAGATATATTATCTGGAAAGCCTTCTTGTGATGGTACATCTCTTAATGCTTGACGATATGCTGTTTGTGCATCTGTCATAATTAAATCGGATGCACCCCACCAATCTGTTTCTGATAGTCTTTTATTTCTATCTGTACGGGCTAAACTTTTGGTCTTATCTAAGACACTAAAGTCACCGTTAATCTCTGTAATTTCCATTTATTTCTCCAGAAAACTTAAGGTATTATTTTTAATAATGACATTGATACACAGTCGCCTACCGTTTGCCCTGAAGCCCCAGATGCTGTAATTGTACCTGTTGGAGCCGCATTACTAAACGCACCAGTAAATATAGTGTTTGATGCGTATCCAGCGTTATTGGATGTTGTTTGGTCAAAGGAAGTTACAGCACCAGAAAGGGTAGCAGTTCTACTAGTATTACCTGAGCCGTATTGTACAATTCCTATAGTAGCATAATCTGGGTGACCAGCTCCAGAAGTTGACGATTGGTGTGAGGGAAAACTTGAATTAGCGTTAGCACCTGTATTGTCAGTGCTATCAGACGTAGTAATAGAAGAGTAAGAATATGTTGGTCTATAGACATAAACAGTTCTATATCCCCTTGGTGAACCGACATTACTTTGGTTCGTCGCGGAAAACCCTCCTACCGTTGTGTTACTTTCGTTTCCAGAAGCAATTTTGTAGGAAACTTGATGAATGGAAATATCGTAATTGCTACCATCAGGCTTCCAATACCACTGAGCTACAGCGCTAGTAGTATTACCTTTTACATTAGTAAATCCATTACCAACAGATTCGTGTGGACCATACCCTGGTCCAGTTCTAAGTCCATTAGTTTGTACCATAATTATTACATCATTTGCTTGAATACCGCTTGGCATAATATGGTTCTGGTCACCATTTCCAAAACTTTCAACATTATAACTCACAAGATTAGCGTCTCGACTGAGAAGTACATTTTCTGTAGCATCAGGATATTGCAATACTGGTGGATATACCGAAGCATCTACTCTAAGCCCCCCAGAAATAATAAAGGGTGATGCAGACCTAAAAACACTTGGCTTCATAGTAACCAGTTGAGCTGGTGTGTAATTCACTTCAACAGTAGTGTTATCTGCTTTGTAACCTGTTATACCTGTGCTTCCATTTATAGTTACTTTAGACATATTTTATCTCCTTATACTATCGACCAGAAAGCACCATCTGGTACTGTTACTGTTGCTGATGAATTTATGGTTATTGCACCGATAGTCATTGTGTTTCTTGAACTACTGAGTGTTTTATTAGAATTAATGGTAGATGCATTTTCGTAATACAAATCATCTACAGCACCTGCATCAACTTCTATCCACGTTAAACCACCAGTATTACCTGACTGTGCGGATAAGACGTAACCATTCGTAGGGCTGTTAGAAACTTTAAGATTAGCTTCATCAACTACGTTGTTAGCTATTGTTAGTGACTGACCACCTGTAACTTCACCACTATGTGTTAAGTTTGTATTTACAACTGTTTCTGTAGCTGTCGCTAAACCAGTGACGTGTCCATATGTATCAAGTGTTACGTCTTGGATATATGTTCTGCCAGAGTTATTTGAAGAACTCTGAGATGATGTATCATCATGGCTAATACTAATTGTAGCATTACCACTTTGGTTTGCTGTGAATGTACCACTACCACCTAAAGCACCAGTACCTTGTACGGTCAATGTGCCGTTGCCTACAGATACTGTCCCAGTACCTACAGATGTAACGTGTCCGTATGTGTCAAAGTTAATGTCTTGGATAAACGTATTACCGCTATTGTCACTGTTACTAACACTGCTTGTATCAGCATGGCTTAATGTAACATCACCAGTACCACCGCCTGTTAATCCAGAACCAGCGGTAATTGTTTGGTCATCTTTAGCGTTAGTCTCAATTCCAGCCAGTTTGTTTTCTTCTGCAGTCGTGTAGGATGCTGTAGTATTCGCAAGTATTGCTGAGAATGCCTGTACGTTAGTACCGATTACTAGACCAAGGTTTGATCTTGCACCACTTGTTGACGCAACATCAGATAAGTTGTTTGCACCAAACATAGCTCCAGACAATGAAGCATACGCGGCAACCCATTGGCTACCATCATAAACCTTCATAATGTCGTCGGTAGTGTTATAATACAATGCACCAGAAACCAAAGTGTCACCGTCATTATCAACAGTTACATCTGCGCTTTTCTGTCCTAGATATCTGTCGTCAAATGAATCTAATGCTGACAGCGCGGCATCTTTAGATACCTGTGCAGACGCGGCAGAAGCCGCCGCATTTGTTGCCGATGTAGATGCTTCACCAGCTTTTGTCGTCGCAATGCCAGCTTGAGTTGTAGCTGTTGCAGACGATGTAGCCGCATTAGTTTCGCTAGTTGCCGCATTATTTGCTGAAGTCGATGCTTCGCCAGCTTTTGTATTCGCTGTTGCGGCTGAATTAGCAGAAGCTGTAGCACTTGAAGCACTATTAGTTTCTGAAGTTGCCGCGTTGGTTGCTGAAGATGCCGCCGCATTCTTTGAGCTTAACGCATTTGTTTCTGAGTTTGAGGCCGCAATTTGTGAAGCACTAGCTTCATTAGCTTTTGTCGATGCTGTAGTAGCTGAGTTTGCACTATTAGTTGCACTTACTGCGCTATTATTAGCTGATACAACCGCTTCAGCGGCTTTAGTTGTTGCTACGGTTTGACTAGAGTTAGCTGATGAAGCACTTGATGCACTTGCGTTTGCGCTGTTAGACGAAGATGTAGCACTGTTAGCGGCGTTAGTTTCTGAAGTAGACGCATTACTTTCTGAGGCAGATGCGGCATTTTTAGATGCTAAAGCTTCTGCGGCACTTGTAGAACTTTCACCAGCTTTTGTAGTTGAAATATTTGCTTGAGCTGATGCTGTCGATGCCGATGCTGATGCCTCATTAGCTTTAGTTGTAGCAGTAGCGGCGTTATCATCTGCAGTTAAAACTTCAGCCATATTCGTTGCAACTGAGTTAATATTTACTGTGTTACCAGCTACTGTGTTTATGTTAGTTTCGATACCTGCGACTGTATCAATGTTATCTATATTAGCGTTGATTGTAGCTATAGCACTATCAGCTCTATCTCTACTTTCTTCAGCTATTAGTCTGTTTTGTTGGTGTGCTAAATCCAGATCAGCCTCAAATAATGTTGAGCCATCTGCAAAATCCACTAACGGATTTAAAGGTGTAGCACGACTAATAATAACTTTATCACCCGATGTAGGTGTTGCGGCTATATTAATTGTTGTTGAGTTTAAAAATGTAAAAGTTGGAGCTGTCCCATTAACGGTAACAACTACGTCTGATTGATTTATGTATGTGAACGGTATTTGAAACTGGTTCGTCGCACCGTCAGCGACATAGTTTACAATGGATGCCATCCATATCTCCTATATTGTAATAAGACCTCGCCGAAGCGAGGCCATTGTAGTTGTTAATCGAGGCTTAAATTATCCAGAATTGTCTCTGGTTTTACTGCAGGTTTATTACGCTGACTGTTTCTCAGGAACTTCCTGTAAGCCTTTGTTTGCTCACGTATAACTGGATATTCTTTCATTAACTGTCTTAACGCTTTATCCCTGTAACGCTTAATTTCTCTATTAAGCAAAGCTACCCTGTGACTTTCTGAAGCTGATACTAGACCATAATCTTCACCGTCTTTATTATATTTTTTGCTCTTGATAACTCTTTGTAGTTTTTCATTTAAAGTTCTTGAGCCAGATTTCATTGAACCCATTAATTGATTCCAACGTTCTACCTGATCTGCAGTAAGCTCTACGCCTTTTACTTTTCTGGTTGCACCTTGAAATCTATACCCTAATTTACGCATTTCTTTGTTAATTAAAGCTGTGCCAACATCTTTCTCTTCAAGACCCTTTTTAGTAATATGTACGAAACCTTTAAGTCTATCAGGTGTGTCTAAAGGTTGTCCGTCTATCCAGTTGTATTTGATAGTAAGACCATCACGACCAATACCTGATTGCTTCTTTAACCTATCTAAGTAGCTACGAGTATCACGTAAGTATTCATCATTCATATTATTTGTCTGGCCTAATGCGCCCGACATTGGAATTAATGATGCCATTCGGTTCTTAAAAGTGTTCTCAAGTTGCCAAGGGGCATCTTTAGAATTTAGCAAATTAACTGTATCAGCAATACCTTGTAGGTATGTTTTAGATACGATATTGTTACCTGCCGCCGCTACAAACATAGTCATCATGTCTGTTGCATCATTATCTGCCATTTTACCTGCTACAATCATTTCATTGATATCGGCTACGATACCAAAAGATGTAGTCCACGGGTCTAATCGAGCATAACTAACCCAATAAGGTTTCTCGTCTGTACCAAAGTTAA